TGGTGCTGAAGGAGGAGCTGCTGAAGGAGCTATTAACGCAGGTATATCCTCAGGATTTAATCCTTATGTTATGGCTGCTGGAGCTGTTATGGGATTTATCGGTGGAAAAGAGAAAGAAAAAAGAGCTAGAAGAATGGGAGAAGCTAAAGGAATGCAGGCTAGAGCTGAGGGAGAAAGTAAAAAAGCCGATATTTACGGACAAATGGCTCAATCCATTAGAGGCTCATTAGGGGGAGCACAACGTAAACGAAGTGTTAACTTATAAGGATAATTAATGAGATCAGTAACTAGATTAATAGAGCAAGTAAGAAGACAGACTGAAAATGAAGAGGTCACAGATTTTACAGGAATTAGTGACAAAGAATTTATCCAGTATTTAAATGATGCTCAGTATAACTTACAGGCAGCTATTGTACACCAACATCCTCGTGTATTTATAAAAGAAAAAGTTATAAATGCTGTATCAGATCAAGAAAGGTATAACTTACCTTCAGATTGTTTTTTAAAAAATAAAGTACATAACGTAGAATATAGCTCAACAGGAGCAGAAGATGATTACTACGTACTAAAAGAGGATACTTTAAAGTCACGTTCTAGTGGCATTGCAGGTTCTCCAGGTAGATATATACGACTAGCAGGACAAATACTGCTCACACCGCAACCTAGCGGATCTGGTAAAATAAGAATAAATTATGTTAAACGAATAAGAGAACTAACTAAAGCAGCAGGTAAACTTCAAGCTGGAGCCGTAACAATCAGTACAGCTGGGAATGGTACTTTAAATTTAAACTCTACAGACCTAACTATAGAAACAGATTTATTAGAAGATGCTCACTATCTTTGTATTGTAGACAGATTTGGTAATCCTTTAGTATCTGATTTAGAAATACTAGATATTTCTGGAGAAACTCTGACTTATAGAAAACATACATTATCTGATGAAGATGTTGCCTCAGTAACATTAGAGCAAACTCAGGACGGAGTATTTATAACAGCAGGTCCAAACAGTACAACACACACGGATTTAGACATATCAGTAGAAAGATATTTATTATCTTACGCGGCGTGGAAAATATTAAAAAGAGATAGTTCTGTAGATAGTTCTGAAGCTTTACAAGAATTAACTCTTATGCAAGAAGAAATTGTAAAAAGTTATGCGCTTATTAGTGATGATTTATTACTAATTCCCGAGCTAAATAGCTGGGATGATTGGAGTTATTAATGGCTGTTGATCATAGAATTATACGAAATTCAGAAAATTTTAAAGGATTAGACAAACGTACGTCTGATTTAAAACGTAGTATTGAATTTGCTACAGATATAAAGAATGCTGCTTATCGTATATCAGGAGCTATAAATAAAAGGAAAGGATTTAGATCTAATTTAATAACTAACGAAGGTGGGTATGGAATGACTACCTTTAAAAAAGTAGCTACAGATGGATCTATTACAGATGAATTACTCCTAGTAAATAATAAGTTAAGGAAATTACAAGAAAACAATATTACTTTTGTAAATTATTCAGAAGATAAAGATGTATATATAAATATAATTGGTTCTCAAAATAAAATAGACTTTGAATTATTAGAGGAGGGAACTAGTTTATTAACATCTAATCTAGGCTCTGGGCTAGATACTTCTTCTAAAACACTAGGAGCATTAAAAAGTGAATTAGAAGCTACATCAACTAGTACATTAATTTTTAGAAAAGAAGTTAATAGCTATGTACTAAAAAGATTAAAATCAGATACTACAAATATAGATTTATACGTAAAAAAAGATGACGTTATAGCTAGATACCATATGGAAAATCCTAATGCAAATGGAGGGCTAAATATACAGCTACCCCAGCACGGTACTATAACATATACCAGTTCTACGTATGACTCTGTTACAAACAGTCATATACTTAACACATCAGGAAGTAATATTATAGACTGGGATAATTTAACATGGGATACCATTTCCGATCCTACCCATGATATAGCTACTTGGACTTCACCTTTAACAGGTAACTCTGTAAACGGATTTCCTACCTTTTCTTTAGTAGACAATGTACCTAATTTAACTTTATCTGCTACTAGTCAAAAAGCAGCTCTACTAGAAATAACCGCTTCTAAAGCAATACTTAGGCAAAGCGAAGCAGCATTTGTTAAATATAACACTATTACAGATGTGGTTCATGGAGATACTAATGTAACTAATATATTTAGTGCTTATACTCAAGGTGATTCTAACGATGTTATGGCTAGTCAAGAACTAGAAAATACTAGTTTTGCTCAGTTAAACAATGTTTTATACATATCAAACGGTATAGACAGAGTTATGAAATATGACGGTAATAAGGTGTATAGAGCAGGATTACCAGGGCTTGTAGGCAGTGTTATACCAGGTAGTTGGGCATACGAAATAGATACTGATCAAGTTAGTATAAGTAGTGTTACCTCTGAAAATATTATAATTAAATCTAATACATCAGGAGCAGATAGATATTACAAATTTGTAATAGAATATACGGATGCTATGGGCAATGTAATTTTTAACCAGCCTTCAGATCCTATAAAAGTTAATATACATTCTTCGTCTAATCCTAATGTAGATATTCACTGGAATACTTCTATATTTAATCATTTAGATTTAGATAATACTAAATTAAAAATACGTATATACAGAACTAATGGCACCGATGAATTTGGATTATATTATGAAGTTAGTCCTGTTGCAGGAATAGCTTTTAATAACGATACTACATCGACTTTTAGTATAGGCGCTTCGACCTATGAAATAAGATTTAATGATACACATGTAATTACATCGGCTGCAGATATAGTTTTAGCTGATCCAGTAAAAAGAAGAGATCCTCCACCAAAAGGAAAGTATCTAACAGTATTTAAAAACTGTTTAATATCTTCAGGTAACAACGATAATGTAAACAATTTGCAATATTCTCTAGCTTCAGGTACAAGTATAAATGAAATAGGATCAGAGTATTTTCCTGATGACGATAATGGAACAGTTATTGAGTCTTCTTTTGGTGATAGAATAACATCTATAGCAGCCCTAAGAGACCTTTTATTTATATTCCATAAAAATAGTATACATGTTTTAGCGGGTAATATTAGTGAGCCTGAGGGTATTCCTTACACTGTAGACCTTTTAACTAAAGAAGGTGGGGTAGGATGTCAGTCTCATGCCTCTGTTGTAGAATTTAGAAACCAGTTATTATTTTTATCTGAAACAGGATACTTTACTATTGATGCTTCTACAGCCCTTAACGAGCTGTCAGATGTGATAAAACCTTTTTTCTTAGATAAAGAATTAAAAAGAAAAAGAGCTGTATCATTTAACTGGGTAGAACAAAACGTAATAATTATGATGATTCCTAAGGAAGCGTCTGACTCTAATTCTCATTTATATGCTAAGAATGATTCTTTGGTTGTAGTATACGACTATTTTAAAAACGCTTGGTTACAATGGGATAATTTAAATGTAGCTTCCGGTATATCTTTATTTAATGAGCAGGTATATTTTACAGCAAGACAATCGGGACAAAGTGTTATAAATAGTATGAACAACTCTGGTACTACTTTTGACTACATGGACCATCATGAATTCATAAACTTTGAGTATGATACAAACTGGGAATCTTTGCAAGATCCTACTATACCTAAAAAGTTTTTAAGACTAAAATTACATAGTCAGGATACAGACGGAACCTTTGAATCCCCTTCGTTTGAAATAGATTTAAAATTACAGACAGATTATTTACCTACCGATTTAGGATCTATACTATTAGATTTTGGTAAGTTATCTGGCAATGGTTGGGGAGATAGTTCTTGGAGTAACTTTCCATGGGGTAATGTACCTGGTAAATTTATTAAAACTAAATTACCTACAGGTAAGTCTAAGTGTTTAAAATTACGTTTTACTAACAAGAATGATAATGAAAACGTACTAATAACTAATTATGAGATGGAAGTAGCTACTCCATATAAAGTGGAGATAAAAGACTAATGAAATTTAATTTAACCTCCGCAAAAGATTTAATAGATTTAGCTAAAAAGCTAACCGTAGGGTTAAGAAAGCTAAGTATTGAAGATAACATGGAAGTGTTTAAAGTTAAGGATTTAGAAATAACTGCTGGGTCGACTGTAACTATACGAAATAAGTTGACTTTTGTACCTAGTCAGTATATAATTACCTCTCAAAAAGGTAATGCATTGGTAACAAAAACAGGAACTTGGACTAACAAGTTTTTATATTTAAAAAATAATATCCCACATACAGAAGTTAGTGGCAACGATGTTATTATTACTGTAATTTTTATGAGGTAAACATGGCAGAACGAACGTATATGACAGCTAAGAAAAAAAGAGATGCAGCAAAGGCAAGTAAAGTAGGTGCGGCTGAAGCTGAAAAGAAAAAGTTAGTAGCTTCTCAGGAAGCCGAGGCTAAAAAAGCAGCAGAAGCAGGACCTTTTATGAGTAAAGAAGAAGCTGAGGCTGCTGGAATTGCAGCAAATACTGCTAAGGTTAAAAATGAAAAAGCCTTAAAAGAAGCAGATAATAAAATAGCGGCTGCTGGTAAATCTTCTGATTTTGATAAAGGTAGAGATAGAGCTATAGAAGTTCTTGGAGAAGAAGGGTTAGGTAGACTTGGAGAAGATAAAGAAGTACAAGATACCATGGCAGAAACTAAAGCCTTCCAAAAAAAGCAAGAGGAAGTAACAGGGTTAGCCAAAGGTCAATTAGGTAGACAAAGAGAATTAACTTCTAGATATGATAAAATGGCTAGAGAAGGTATAAGTCAAGAGGCTCAAGAAGCTCAGAGAACTCAGATGGCACAGTTAATGAATAAGCAAGCTCAAATGGCAGGACTCCGTATGGGAGGTGCAATGGGTGGAGCTAAGGGTGCTGGAGCAATGGCTCAACAAAGAAGCCTTACGCAACAATCAATGATGGGTAGAGCTGGTATTGAAAGAGATATCTTTTTAGCAAGTGAACAAGCTAAAGAGAGAGGTCTAGCAGGTATGGCTGGAGCCTTACAAGCAGAGCAAGGAGCGATTGCAGGTATAGGGGCTGGTGTTGCAGGTGAAAGAGCGGCTCTAGGTGACTATCGACAAGCTCTAGGGCAAGTTAAAACATTTGATATTGGACAAGCGGCTGCAGAGAAAGAACTGATTGGATCTATGGGCATGCAATATGAACAATTAGCACAGGCAGATAGAGCTGCTAAAATGGCTGCTGATGCTCAGATTGCGGCAGGTAAAGCACAATGTTTTCTACCAGGAACTTTAATACTAATGGAAGATGGGAGCATGAAAAAAGTTGAAGAGATACAGCCTGGAGACCATGTAGCAAAAGGTGGATATGTACATGCTGTAGGTAGATCTAGAGAAAGTATATTCTACAAGTGGGGACATGTTGTATTAGGTAGAGGACATGCAGTAAAAGAAAAGTATGGCTGGGTAGATATTGATTATGCAGATGAGTCTGTTAAACTAGAAGGATCTGAGTTTAAAGTAGTACATAACTTTGTAAGTGAAAATCATTGTGCTGTAGTAGCAGGTCAAAATCCAATAACAGTAGGAGACTATTACTCTGCATCAGATAAAAGTATGTGGTCTAAACTAGTGTTTGTGCCATATAAGAAATTAAAAAGGGGAGTTAG